GTAATGCTAGAGCCAACTGTATTTACATTTGATATGCTACCAGCTACTGTAGTAACATTTGCATTATTTGTAGCAACCGTAGTGACATTGCCAGAGATACCTGCTACTGTAGTTACTGAAGTATCGATACCTGCGACAGTTGTTACGTTTTCGTCTATGTTTGCTACTTTTGTTACGTTTGCATTATTCCCTGCTACTGTATTAATATTTGCACTATTTCCTGCTACAGCTGTGATGGTGGCATCATTGTCTGCTACAGTAGTTACATCAGTATCTATGTTTGCAACTGTTGTTACATCAGTGTCGATCGCAGCAACTTTGTTAACATTTGCAATATTTGTTGAGACTGTGTTTACGTTGGTTTCATTTGCATATACTGCATCTATCGCATCATAGTGTGGATTCACTAATGCTTCTTTTGCCACAACTGTATCGTGTAGTATTTGAACAGCATCTCTGTCATCTTGAACTTCTTGTACCCATGTTGGAGCAGTAGTATCATTTTCAAGATTTGTGCCTGATGCGTTCCACTTTAAGTATGTGTCTGCAGTAGGTGAAGGAAGAATAAGATTTAATTGCTGTGAAGAATCTGGAAGTCTAATGAAACGGCTTAGTTTCTCGTTAATATCACCAGCTAAATATGTTTGATAGTTTTGATCACTATTTAGTGTTGAAGCAAGAAGATCTCCATTTGTTTGGTAATCAGTCTCTCTATCAACTGGCAATTCTCTAAGCACTGTAATTTGGTCGTTTATTGATGCACCACTTAGCAGTGTAACAACACCACCGTCATCTCCGTTGATAGTCACAGTGTAGTCATTATTTAAAATCAATATATCAGCAGTATCATCTGCTAGTTGTCCCGATGGTGTATTGTAAACCTTGATATCAGAGTTTTTAAACACTTTAAATGTAAACGGAAACTCCGTCTGACCAGTAGATGCTATATACTCTGCTCTAGGATCGTTCTGATTAAATCCCATATTTTATCCTTTATGTATTATTATATCTTTTTATTTGTTAAAAATAAACTCTTGTCCTCTAGTCCGTAATGCCTTTTCTCTTTTGTTTCTTTTTTTGGTGTACTTTGGATCAAGTATTTCCCCAATGTATTGCCCTATAGTGCTTTCTATGGCAGCTCTTGTGTACCATAGGTTTTGACCAGGTATGTAGTTTTTGGCACGATTATAAGCGTTGCCCACATAGTCATGGACGCTCATATCTCCTTTTGCAACACTAACTGGGTTGGACAAAAGTGTTTTCCCTATATCTTCAAGAGCTGTTGCAGGGACACCCATGATGGTTGATTGCCATGAATGACCGTATCTTGTGATATCTTGCCCCATAAACATATCACCAAAGAAACCAAGACCACCTGATTTTGCAAGTGCCTCTGGAATCATTGCAGGTCTATTTGGATCACGTGGTGTTTTCCCAGTTACGATATCTGTCATCCAAAGAGAAACTGTACCAAGCACCACACCAGATACAAGCATACCTGTACCATAAGCTAACTTACCACCAGCACCAAGTTGACCCATTCTGTTTAAGTGTGTCATCATAATGGTAACTGGGAACGATCTAAACAACATCATGTTTCTAGATGCTTCACCGGCTAAAGAGCCTTTTGGTGAACCCCATGTCGTGATAGCTCTTGTTCTGTATCCAGTACTTGTCACAAATGCGTTCATTTCATTCGATATCATTTGTGACATTTTAAACCCAAGTTCCTCATCAACAGCAAACACTTCATTGATGTCCAATAATCTTGCTCCATCTTCTTCATAGAGTTTTGATGTAGATATTTTTTTCCAATCACTAGCAGTTACACCATACTCGTCAAGCATAGACCTGAATGGAATGTCATCGAATGTTTTACCAAAGTTATCTGCCAATACACCTGCTAGTTCCAACGAGAAGGCAGTTCTGAGAGAGTTTGTCCATGCAGCCAATCCTGATCCTCGTATTACATTTTCAGCACGTCTCTGCGCCCAACCAGACCCCATTTCTGCAAATCTTGTATTTGTCATAGACGCATTTGCAAACTCACTGACTAAAGCCAATCGTGATGCAAGTGTCATATTTTTACCAACTTTACCAACAGTAATTGCTTCCTGTAAAAGTGTACCAAGACCTTTTTTCATAATGGATATACTATCTAATCCTCTGTACCCAGCACCTACAATAATTGTAGAAATATCTGCAATGGCAGCTATAGTGGCTGTACCAAGTTTAGAAGCAACAGATATGGATCTGAATCCACCTGATGCTGATTCAATCTTCATGTCTAATGGTGAAATTGAGGCTGAACTGTCTGCCCTTCCTGATGCAACTCCCCATAATCTATTTACTGTGCTAGTATCAATGCTACCTACAACGCCAAGCTCTTTTAACTTATTAAAGACGTGTTCAGGGTTTGGTCCAAGTACCTGCATTTGTGCAATTTCATTTGCTTGTGTTCGTATGTGTGTATCCATAATTGAGAAAACATCTTCATTTCCATATATAGAGTTGTATTCAATAATATCATCACCAGTTTTGAAATGTAAGACTCTTTCGAACTCATGCTTTTTAGCAAGTACACTTGTTGCTCCATTTGGCATTTTTTCAATTTGTCGTTTAGTAATATTGTCAAAAGCATTATCAAGAATTTCATCTATGCCAGCGCCTTGTTCAGATTCTATTCTTTGTATGTCTAGTTTACCTTTGATATTCTCTATCCATGTTTGTTTGCCTGCGTTTCGTATTTTGTAGTCATCATGTGATTGTGGCATTACCCAGTCTTCTAATTCGCCTATTCTGCCACCAACTTTATGTCTCATTTGCTTAATGGCATTTGTTGCTTTTTTCCATTGTTCAGCTATTTTTGCTACTTCTGCTTCTAGTTGCTTATTTTTTGTAGCACCATCTTTTAAATAACGTACTACCTCATAACCTAATTCTCTATCTTGTGTAAGACCAGACCATTTGGTTCTTAATGATTCTCGTAGGTCGTGCATTGTTGCACTTAATCTATTTTCAATCGCATTGGTTCGAGCTTCAATGTTGATAAAGCTCTTGCCTACTGCTGAAGTGTTGGACAGTATGTCTTTAATTGATTCTTTTACAGAAATACCTTTTGCTTCTTCATCTCTTATAAACTTAGTGAGTTCATCTTCTTTTTGTAAGGATAGTGCTTTGTTGTATAAGTCCCTTTTCTTCTTGTTTAGTGCGAGAAATTGCTTGGCATCCTCACTGCGTGGAGCAAACTGATACATCTCTGGTGTATGCTCATAAAGTGCCTTGTCAACATTTTTAGATTTGAGTGCAACCTCTTCTTTGGCAGCTGCAATGGCTTCTGTTCTTATCTTTGCAAGTTCTTCAGTTGGTGCTTCAAGTTGAGGCTTTTTTGGAGGATTAGCCTTTTCTATTTGTCTAAGTATGCTTCCTAATGGTAGTGCCATGTAATTATCCTAACTTCATCATTTTATCTACATATTTTGAATCTGTAGCATATCCAGCATTTTTCAACGCTTGAAAAAATTCTTTTTTAGTCTTAGCTTCTCTTACCTTAGTATATCGTTTAGTGCTTAGAAATTTAACAAAATCATTAGCTGCTTCTGTAAAGTTTTTGTATTTTCTGAAACTAGACTTCTCTTTTGTTGCCTTTCCGCTTGCATCATCTTCCCATACCATTCCAGCGTTAAAGTTATCTCCCTTCCAGTAATCACCAATAAAGTCTTTTATATTTCCTAAATTATATGTGTTTTGAGTTACACCACTTTGACCGTTTGCTGTTTCGTGTCTCCACATTGTTACAAGCCATGATGGATCTATCAGTTCACCGATTTTTTTTGCTACTCTTTCTGCTTCAGGTTTGACTTGGCTTACGAAATCGTTCTTGTCTTTTACGTTGTAGTCACTCACTCCATTATATTGGTCTAGCTTAGCTTTTGATCTCATTCCCCAATCACCATCTGCTGTTGCACCTATCTTTTTTTGCAATGCCTTTATTGTTGCTTTTGTAGATCCCTTCGCCGGAGCTTTTAGTACAGATGCTCCTTTAATTTTGGCTTCTACCTTTTTGGCACTAGGAAGTTTATATTCAGCACCTGCTTGTATCGTATTATTCTTGAGTCCGTTTGCATCCTTAAATGCTTCGATGTTCGTTGTGTTTGTCTTGATACCATTCTCTTTTAGTATCTTCCAAATACTGTCACCTGATTTCGCTTTTACTGTAGATGCACTCTCATCTTTCTTTGATGGTTTTTGTGTTGCTAATTGTGTGGACGCTCCTATTGCTAGTCCTGTGGCAGCGACTGTTGCTTTCGGGTTTGCATTTATTTTAGCGCCATTTGATTGTTTACTGGCAGTTCTCTCTAGTTCATCCATCCATTTTAATGCAGTCTTTTTTGCACCTGGTGATTTAGCCATAATTTTCAATACTTCTTTGGCAGCCGTGTATCCACCAAGACCTGCAACAAATTTAGCTGGGTCAAATGTCCAGTTTCCTTTTTCGTCCTGTTCTACACCAGCAACCATGCCTGCTGCTATGTTATCTCCAAATTTAGCAAATACGGGATTTCCATTGGCGTCTTTTGGTACATACTCATCTGCAAAGTCTTGTAGTTTGGCTGGGTCATCGAGTGCCTCCTGGAACTGTCTATTGATGTCTTCAATGTTTGCCTGGTCTAACTCTAATGCTTGTCTGTTTAGTTCCTCAACGTCTGCTTGATCTAATGACGCATAAGGGTCTTCTTTTTCAATCATTTTAGGTTCAAATTCTGATTCTGAACTAAACAATCCTTCATTTTCATCATAATACGCTTCATGTTTTAAATAAGCATCTTTTTGTTTTTGTGTTGCGCTTCTTCCGTTTCTCATGTTTTTCTGGTACGCTTTAAGCGTTGACCATTCACCTTTTGTCATTGACACCATAGAACCATCGTCATGTATGTATTGTATCGCAGGATGTCTTGTTGCTTTAGCCGATGATGGTTTTGGCTGGATTACTTCTGTAGTTGTGTCTGGTTTTGGTGCAGTGTCAATAGTTGGATTTTCAAGCTCTTCTATCTCTTTGAGTAGTTGCTGATACTCTGGGTCATCAGTAAGTCTGCTATCATTGGCGTATTGTGCAATAACAGCTTCTTCGTCTGCTTCAAGTGGTTTAAATGTATATGGCTCATCTGTTTGTGCGTTTTCTTTTGTGTACTCTACTTCTTGTTCTAACTTACTTGTATTGTCAAAGTCTGCCCTGTACTCTGGTGTGGCTTTGACCTCTTCACTTATGCTAATCTTCTCTATGTTTGGGTCTGTCTTGGTGTCAATATCTATTTCTGTAGAGTCGCCAAGATCAACTGGTCTCCCTGCCTCCAAATCTTCTGTTGCTTTTTGTGTAGCATATCTGTGACCTTTTTTCGACTGGTAAAGCGACTTTAGTTCTCTTTCTGTATAAGCGTCCCATATCTCTTTATCTGTTGCACTAGGCATAGATTTTCTAATGTTTCGTGTTGCTACTTTGTCATAAACTACAGACCCAGCTCCTCTAACAAACCCTGCAAACGCAGAGTTTATCAGGAGTTCCTTCCCTGAATCAGTAAGGCTTTTATCTTTACCCATAAGCCTAGCGTGTCTTCTTCTTTTGGCTTCTCTACCAGTCTCCGCACCAAGTGCTACGAGTGCTTCTGTGCCGAACGCTTTAGCAAATCCTTTAGTTGCAGATGATGCCACAATTTTTGCCGGACTTGTTGCTACCTCTTGAACAATCTCTGGAGTAGATAAAACACCTGCCATGCTACCCAAGAACTCCATAAACGCATTTTTCTCTGCTCCCTCAAGCGTCTTTTCAACATCCTTTACTACCTTTTGATAGTGTGGTGTAATATCAAAATTATTGCGTTTTGCAAGAAGGTGACCCTTATAGGTAGTTTTATCAATAAGTGCTTCAGCCCCAAAGAAATGACCTTCTCCTGGTATTAAATTACCATCTTTATCCATATCATAGATTTTATCATCTATTGCTTGAGTATATTTGGCATCAAACAGATCTCGATTATTGTACCACCCCTCGTATAGATAAGAGTCATACGCTTCCTTGTTGTCGTCATAGTCAGGCAATTGCTTTATGCCTGTCTCTCGTGCTTTTGGCTCTAGGTCATCAAATAGTCCACCACTTCCCATATCTATTCTTGCTTGTGTAAATCCTGCACCGTATGCACTAGACCTGTCTTCAGAGTAGATGTCTTTTGTGGATTTAAACTGTAAATCTAATTCTCTTGGCATTAGTACCCTTTGTATTTAATGATGACTGGTTGATTCTGTTTATCGGAGATATATGCCTCTTCAGTTGGACTGTAGATAATATATTGCCCATAGTCATAGTAATGAAGCTGGATATCACCACTACCAAACACGTCCGTAAGGTCTTGTAGTTCCTCAGACAGCTCTGGCTCTCCTGTTATATTAATCTTGTCTAGCCAATCCGTAAAATTCTTTTCAGTCAAACCAAATGGGATAAGTACCTTTTTGCCATTGTAGGTTTCTACAATACCAACGGTTTCAGCTATAATATCCTGAATGTCGTCTGAATTATTGTTAATTTCTTCTCCAGTAAGTGCTTTCCCTTTTGCAAAACTAACTATACCTTCTAGCGTTTCGTTGAAGTAGTCAGCTGTAGAATTTCCATAGATGCCTACAAGTGCATTACTAACGTCCTGCTTATACTTTTCAGGCAGAACAACATCTGCACCTTTCCCAAGTAAAGCCAATTCTGCTCCTTTTTTGTTCCCTCTTTGCAGAATCCTTCCTGCAAATGACAGAAGAGGAGCATTTTTGCCACCAACTTGACCATAGATTTTACTAGCTGTGTCTTCACCTGCAGTGTTTATTTCTTCAAGAATTGCTAGTTTATCTTTTATTTTTGCTTGCCCATCAAAGAAGTCAGTAAGTTGCTGTGATTCTATTTTAGTCAATAGCTTGTTATCGTACGCTCCCGTCTCTTCTTTCACTAATTTAGAGTTAATTTCTCTTTGTCTAAGTATAGCCGGAATGTTATCTGGCTTCGTAATATCAAGTGGTAATGTCTGCTTATATAGTCCTTCTACTGCGCCTTGTGTTACTGGATCATCTTTCCATGCAGAACGTTTGCGTGCAACTGCCTCTTTAAGACCTTTTTGCACCTCTATATCTATCTTTGATCCCTCTTCTGTGGTAAGGTATTGTGTTAGTACTGCTTCTTGTTCTTGAAGTGTGTAGTCTGAATACTGATCCAAAATACCTCTCACATTGGATGCCACATTATAGGCTCTTTGGTTTGTGGTTGATGCAAGTGCCAGTGTGTTTGGGTCTAGTGGGTTAGTAGGTGTTTTCCCTGACTGTAAAACACTGATTGCATCTTTCACGTCTGCATTTGCGTTTTCTTTGGCTATTTTTAATTGTGCATTTTGTGCTTTAGTTGCTCCACCTATAATAGTTTTTAGTGAACTTAATATGGTTCGGTGCTGTTCTACAGTAAGTCCTTCTGGTATCTTGTCTGCAAAAACATCGTATTGTGATTGTGCTTCGTCCATCTTACCAGCATCTATCAAGTCCCTAGTAGTTTGCTCAAGTGTTCCTCTTGAAGTAGTGTATCGTACTCCATTTTCCAGCTTAATAATGTCAGCTCCATTCAAAATACCTTCGTTAAGAAGTGTGTTTGCATAGGTAGCAACTTCAGACTTAATGAGGTCAGCAGTTTTTACATCGCCTACTGATAAAGCGTTGACAGCTTGAGCCACCTTCAGGTCTGCAAATGTTGTAAAGCGTACCTTGCTTTCCTCTCTTATCCTTGTATTTCTTGCTACAGCCAATTTGCCAGTTACGTTGTTCATAGTTTTTCTACCTGTAATGCCTACTACGGCTTGTAGATCAGGTGTTGGTGCTTTTCTACTTAATGTATTAACATAGTCACCATATGCACTTCTAAAGCCTTCAGGGTCGTTTTCAAACGTCATAGCAAACTCTCGTGCTTTTGCGTCAAGATCCATTTCTGCTTCTGCTGTATAGGTAGCTGTTCTGAAATCATTATACGCATTACCATACGCTGTATAAATACTTTGTTTGTGGAAAGGTACATTGTTCATATCATCTTTGGCTGCTTGGTCTTGAGCTTCTACTGCAGCCTTTTTATAAGCCATTTCCATTGTGCCTTTTGAAAACTCTGCTAATCTATCACCCAATGATGCAGTTGTGCTTGCCATTTGTGATGTAGCTGCGCCAATGCCTTCAGTTGAAAACCCTTTGGCTTGCTCTGTATTGAATCCCTTATATCTTTCCATTACTCAACCTTTGCGTAGTCAATTAAGCCACGTTGAACGTATCCCATAGCTTGACTCATACCTGCTACCTGCGCTGATGATGATGCTGACTTGAATCCACCTACATCAGCCATAGCGCTAGCAACTCCAATCTTTCCAGATAGTTTATTAAACTCCATGTCCCAGTTTAAACGCTCCTGGTCCACCCTTGCCATATTTGCAATACTTCCAGAGGTTGTGCTTCGTCCTTGTGCTACTGAAAGCGCAAAGTTGTCTGCTTGTAATTCATTAAAACCTCGCATTAACTTCAGGTTTGTGTATTCTGCTTGCGACTTTGCCTGCATAGCTTCAAACTCTTTAGCTCTTGCTTTCATCTCATAGTTAATAGCTGTGATGTCACCTGCTATAATTGAAGTGTATGCACTTCCTATAGATCCAATTAATGACATTCCACCAAGTTGGCTAGCTGTAAGATCTGCCATCTGTTGCCTCCTAATACTCTACTTCGAAGCCAATAGCTCGTATTAAAAACGGTAAAGGCTGTGATTGTGATATTTCTATCTCTGCTAGTCTATTATACCCTAAAAGATACATTTCTTTAAACCCTGTGAAAGGCTTAGGTGCTTTATCTAGTACAACGGTAAACTCTCTATCAGGAGCAAACCTATTTCGTGCATATACACCCAAAGAATCTACCACATTTATATCTACCTTGACTACTCTTTTGCGTCTGTGAAGTGTAGATCCCTTTTGTGTCTCTGTTGCTATTGGTAGTGTAACTATTTTTGTGGTGTAGCTTAACCCTACTTCTAGTCTGTAGGCATTTCTTGTAATAGTAAAGCTGTTATTATTTGCAGTTCCTGTCGGTAGTGCGTCAGGCATAATGGAATAATCAGCCACTACCTTAAAATATGAGTCCATGAATTCTTGATCAAAATCAGTTGTAATGGTTGTAACTGGTGTTCCAGTTGCAAAGTCAGTATATATAACATTATTCAAGTTGTGTGAAACATTATATGTTGATTGCACCACATTAAACTCTGTAGGCTCAACACCGTTGATAACTTTATTGTGGTCTGTATATGTGTTTTCTGCAAGTAATTCAATAAAGTTAGTTCCATTTCTTTCGACAAGAAAATACACTTCTTTGCCTAAAACGCATACATCTTTAAATAATCCGTCTGTTTCCCAGTGTGTCCACCCTTGTATCTCTTCACGCCTCATAGTGTTTAAGACTGCCACAGACCCATTCGAATCCACTACATATACATAGTCACCTACATCATATTGAGTACCCTTAATAGCGTCCATTGCTACTACATTATTAATAAGATGCGATGATAAGAGGGATGCGTTGATAGATACCATGGAGTCTTCGTTGAAGTCATAAAGAAATTGTCTTACTGTTCTGCCAGATGAGTCAATAAATATGGTAGAGCCATCAATTAGAATTGGCTTGATATTTACTGATCCATATCCAGTCTGTCTGCTCCACGATGATTCGGATGGAGTTATAACGGTTGATTTGTTGAAAAACTCTCCACCTGATGTAAAGACTTGCAAACTTCTACCTGCAAAAATAGTCTGTATTTCATTGTATTGATCTGTATCTAATGTATCTTCAATACCCATATCTGATTCGCCATCACCTAAATCAAAATCAAAGAATCCATTTATTTTAGAACCCCAAATAGTAGTTGGTAATTCAGTCGTACCAGCCATCCATAATCTATTTCCAAAGAATGTTGCAGTCTGTGGGTAGCCTCTCGTAGCAGACCAAGCAACTTCCATTGTTGTGCCTTGTGTCCAATTGGTTGTATTTGTAAAGTCTTCTACAGATAAGTCTTTAGAGTCTTGATTTACTTTGGCTGTATAGTAGGTGTAATTTAAACCATTTGTGTTATCGCCATCTCTATTTAACACAATGTCACCTATTCTAATGTTGATGGTTTGCGCATATCCAGCATTGACATACTTCTCTATGACCGTAGATCCAAAATTCTTTCTTGGTAGATTGTCAAATGTAATTGTTGAAAATGCCCAATTAGTGTGAGATCCCTGTCTCTGTAAATATCTTGGCGCATGATTTTTATGAACAAATATCATTGTGTCAGCAGACTGTATCGCCTCTAATTCAAATAATTCTGCTTCTGTGTATGGTATTGCTTCTGTAGATTGTATTACACCATCTTTTAACACTTTTAGTGAATATTCAGACAGTACAATAAGATAGTCTTGCTCTTTATTAAATACAAATGGAAGTAGTCTTGTTGCGCCAGTAATCTTTGTGTCATCAATAACAGACAGTCCAGGTCTTCGTCTCATTCCACCATGTGGCAATATTACCATATTGGTCGCTTCTGCTACACCATTTGCATATTTAGAAATGTCTGTTCTTGCGTGAAGCGTAGGTGCAAGTTCTCCAGCAGTCATGTTTGCTTTGAGAAATTCTACTCCCATACTAATCCCTTACGTCAGTATATGGTGAATATGCAATAGCGTCAGATGGTCGCTGTGTGGCATCAGCGTGTCTTGCCATTCTACTTTGCTTTGCATAAGCTTGATCAAACAAATTAGCCTTATTGATATCCCCAGTAATTGGTATTGCAAACTGTGAAGCCAAAAAGAATTCAAGCGCTTTTACATAGTATGCAGGCAGACCGTCTGAACTTACTTTGTATGTGTATTCAATATCAAGAGTGGTATCGTTACAAAATATCTTGTCTTCAAAAATTTCATAATCTGGTGCAGATGTCTTGATGAGGTACAAGCAGTCAGAAGGTATCTGATATTTATAGCTAAAGTCATTCAATGGTGTGCCTGCTAATCTTGCTGCTTTTACTTTTTTGGATGCAAACCTCCACCTATATGTGGTAAGCATACTGTCATAAGTGGATTCATATAAATTCGAAGCAACTTGTGCGCCTGCAGTAGGCTCTTCAAATGATGAAATAGGTTCGTGACCAAGTAAGAGCAAAGCGTTTGATGCGATTTTGATATCAGTTGCAGTCATAATAATCCTTTATAAACTCACAAAAACCCCCCGAAGGGAGCTTATACAGCTTACGCTAAGTATTCTACTGGGACGATACCTTGTACATCGATCGCAACAGATCCAGCTTTCCACATACCCATAGAAAGGTAAGAGGCTTTGTGTGCCACATAGTCAACACGAGTTTTCATGTCGATACCAACAGCATGACCGATTGCAGACTTATGGAATGCAAAACCAGTTCTTACTGTAGATGCTAGTGGTAATCCACCTTCAGCTCTTGCAGATCCAATGATTTTAAATTTGAATCCCATAAATGAGTTAATCTCACCAGCTTGTAAAAGTCTTACAGTATTGTAGTCAGCAGAAGTGATTGTTGAGTCGTTAAGAAGATCATTAAGACCTTTCTCGTCAATTACAAAGTATCTATCTTCTGATGGAGCTTCAACACCATTAAGAACTTTAGCAGCAGCAGTAATAGCAGCTAAATCTAAGGCTGCTGTACCATCACCAACAGCAGTCGTTGTAGTAGTATCTAGCGCATCAATGATTGATTGATCGTCTCTTCTACCCATCGCACCTGCAATAGTTGTAGCAAGTTCTACAATCTCATCAAAGTTTACTTCAGCAGAATCAAATACATCTGTATATTCTGGAGCTTCGTAATCTGAAAGAGTAGCCACTTTTAAGCTGTGAGCAACACCCATTGGAACAACATCAGCTGATGAACCAGTTCTTGCTGTAGCAGCACCTTTACCCATTAGACGGAAATCATATTTCCCACCTACCACGTTATTTCTAACTTTTACACAATCTCTAAGAGTTTTCATCCCTTGATATGCGTGTTTCACTTCGCTGTCAAACTGTTCAACAGCTACACTTGATAAATTTGCAGACATAATAGTCTCCTTTTGTAGTTTTATTTTTTTGTGTATTGTTGCAGTTGTTTTGGTTAGCTCCTGAAAAAGCAGGAGGTCAAAGCAAATTGCTCTTAACATCCAAACTTTTCAGGCTTCTGAGAGGTATCTGAAGTGTTTGTTAGTTTACATACAAATTTATTATAGCATATTATATATAAAAAACAAACTTAAGTTATTTTGTTGCGTAAAGTTCAGCTTCTAAAGCTTCAACTCTTTTTCTGTACGATGGATCTGTACTCATTTTTCTATTGCCAAATTCATCTTTTGCAAACCTCATGGCTTTAATTTGCTCTGCGTCTGCCATTGGTGCTTGTGACTTTTGTGCAGGTTGCTGAACTGTGGTTAGCTTCATTATCTTTTCAAGTGCCTCTATACCTTGTGCGCCTGGAAAAGATGCATTTAATGAGTCAACATATCCTTCGCCAAGATTAGCTTTTGCCCAGTCTGTTACATTCTTAATACGATAATCAGCGTCTTTGCCAAGCTTTTCAACTTCTGCCTTCATGTATTCTTCTTGCATTGCTTGCTGGTTATCTCTATACTGTGTCACCAAGTCATGCAGTCCTTTTTCAGACATATTATTGTCCTTGCCCCATTGTGACACAAACTCAAAGTTAGGATCGTTGTCCTCAAATCCTTCTGGGGTTGTATAGTTTTCAGGAGCGCCCTCAAATGCACCCATCTTTTTCGAGAATGTGCTTTGTAATTCTTGGTATGACTTTTCAAGGTCGCTAACTGTCTTAAACTTACCTGCGTATATTACACCGTCTGATTGTTCTTCTGTGGCAACTTCTGCTTCTGCACCTGTTTCTTCTGTAGCCACCACTTCTTCAGTTGGGCTATTTGCGATTTCTTCACTCATAGTTATCCTTTATGTTTTCAGTTTTAAGACTTGCCTTGGTCTAAATTTTCTCTACTGTCATAGATGATAATATTATTTCAATTGAATTACTTGTACTTTCTATATATAGCTCCAAGTCATCTCCTTGAGAATAAGATCCTGCACCAATAAATACAATATTCCCATCTCCCTGGATGCTTCCCATGAATGGAGTAGGATTGCTGTTTACGTATAAAGTAACTTTATGAACTTGGCTTTGGTTTCCATCTTTTATACTAATAGTTCCAGATACACTATAAATTCCTGTTTCTGAGAGATTAATTTGCTGATTTGCAATACTTGAGGATATCGCAGGTCCAATTGTAATCGTACTTGTATCAAAAAAAGTTAGTTTTTCAGGAACTCCAGCAACTAAACTTTGTGATGTAATCCCTGATGTTGTACCCACTACACAAATTGAAGGAGTTATGTCGCTAATTTTAGCAACTGCATCGCCCGAATCCGTGCCACCTATATTCATTGATGTGATTTCACCACTTGATAAAATCGCCTGTAATTGTCTGTCAGCCATTGCGTACTTCCTTAATTATTTGTCTTACTAAATCTGCTTGACCTTGTCGATATGTGGTCTCTTCAAATGTTGTACCTTTTTTATATATAGCTCTGTCTATGAACACCTCTTCTAAATGATCAAGGCACTCTTTCCCTAGAGGTGTTTCAAACGTGCCTACAAACATCTTTGTGATTTCTTCTGCGCTCTTATTCAACTTGACCTCCTTGCTCCATTTGTGCCTGTTGCATTTGTGCTTGTTGTTGCATAGCAATTTGTTGCTTTTCTGCCTGTGTTCTAACTATCTTATTTGGTAGTCCAAGGGTATTGGCTAACTCTTCAGGTATCATCTCTACTTTAATAGACTGCATAATCATCTCTTGTGGCATACCTTGTGCAAACTCCATAAATCTTGCATATGCTGCGAGTGTTGCTTCGTCCTGCTGTCTTGTAGCTGGATTCACAAACTTGATTTTTACTTCTCTACCATTCACTCTAAAGTCTGCTATTTTTCCTGCTTGTTTTAGAATGATTACAGAATTTGAGATGATTCTTTCAAGTAGTTCTGACTGTATGCGTGAACTTGATGCTAATGAACTTGCTGCCAATTCAGAGTTTCTTATTGACATCTCTGTTGCAGACCTTACTGGTGTCTCTTGTATCTTACCAAATGGCTTTGACATAAATGACTGTCTTATGTTTTCTTGTAGTCCTCTTACTGCAAATTCTAATAACTGTGGGTTTCCTCTAAGGTCTAATCCCCTAAGTGTTGGATTCACATTATCATTTGTGCCTACAGGAATAACAATGCCTGGCTTAATTACTGTAGTGTATGGGTTGATTACCCCATCATCTGATGCTGTGATTATTGGATTTGCTTGTAATGCCAATCCTTTAAGGTAATCTTCCATCATAGCATTCAGTGACTTTATGTTGTTGAGTTGCTTCATTACTCTACCACGTCCATATACTTCACCAGCAATAGTTGACTCCCTGAAGATGATGTATGGATTATATTCCATTTGGAAATTATAGAGGAATGTCTTTTCTTTTGAATACATTAAAACAGATTGATACTGTCCATCTGCTACCCTTACAACACCTTCTACTAATGATACATCTGACTCTGGTTTGTCTTGGTATATTTGCAATAGCGACTCTGTAAGCGTGGCTCTACCCCAATACTCTTTAATGTCTTTAACTGGTATTCGGAATTCTCTCCATACTGTATCAACAATTCCACGTGATGATCTTTCACAAATAAGTTCTGATAGCGAAATGGCTCTAAAGTTCAAGGATGATTGAATACCATCACCTGGCTCAACCATAATACAGCCAGTAGATATACCCATATCCAAAAACGCTTCATTGATCTGTGACTGAAAGTTGGAGCTGTCTATGTGTGTAAATAGCGTGTCTGTTGATCCTTCGAGATAAACATCTGCCTCATCTTTTTGTTCTTGTGGAATATCTGATCCTGCTTCTAGTTTCATCCACTGTGTTCCTGCAGGTACTAGCATTGCATTCATTCTGTTCGCAAAATCTTCTAATGCTTCTACAGCTGTATCATCAAATATTTTACGTCTTTTCTTTTGACCAGGATTCACTCTATCAATGGTGTTTCTTTCAGGTAGTGCATAGTCATAGCACTCACGTAGATGTGATTCCCATAGACGTTTATTTGATTTGGCTGCAGACAGTCTATTGCTTATCTGTTCGTAGTCCAGCATCTTTTACCTTTCTTTTGGTTCTCTTTTGCACTTGACATGGGCAAGTCTTGAGTGCTTCAAATGGTTGACCTGGCTTCAGTTCGTCTGCCAGCTTATTACCACACTCTTTGCATTGGATTCTAGCGTAAGCATCAGTAATATACATATCAGCCTCCTAGTGTTCCACTTGTTGTGTCTTTAACACCTGTTGCAGACCCATACAATAGACCTTTTCTGCCACTTGATGCTCTTCTTCTTCTCTCTGTTGTCTTAGACACTTCTTTAGAGGTCTGCTCTGCTACCATTTTGTCTTGCTCTGCTTGTGCTACTTCAGCCTTTTGTATTTGTGCTTCTTGAAGCTCTCTCGCTTTTTTAGCTTCTTTTTTTTGCTGGTTTGCTGAATATACAGTTGCTGCTGTTGTTGCTACCATACCTCCGAGAAGTGCTGTTCCTACTGTTACACCTGACATATTAGTCTCCTATTTGAATTATATTGATAGAGTTTTTATCCCTAGACATCAGCTTATCTGATTCATCTGTGAACTCATCCTCTGCTTCTTCTATGGTCTGTGCTGTAGTACAAAAACTCATAGTTACAAATGTATCTTTAATAGCATACATCACCTGTTTTCTATGTTGACTTGCAGCAATAACAGTAAAACCTTCAACGTGTCGTACTTCATTGCCTATGTAAACCTTCATATCTCCTGCAATAGTTAATGTGGTTGGCACTTTAATTAAAGCTCCCACGATAGCTTCACCTGCTTTTAGATGAACGGTTCTTGAGTATATGCCTGCATGAAGTGTATGCCACGTTGTTAGTTGTTCTAATTGTGGCAACTTCTGTAAAGATTGTTCTGTCTTTACTGCGATTGCGATACTCTCTTTGTTCATGGAAGCTAATTGGCTATTCATGCAAACTCTTGCTGTATATAATCTGTGTCTTAGTCATACCAAACATCGGGATTGCCACTTTATCAAGTGATCCGTCAGGTGGTGCCGACAAGAAGAGTGAGTCAGATCCACGATCAATTGCAATGCTTTCTATCTCTTTCATTAGCTTTAATCCTGCGCCATACTTGCGTTCTGACTTTGATACAAATATTGCTTCTACTGTTGTGGCTATAGAGGAGTATTTTGGTAGCTCATGTGTTACTACTGAAGCAAAACCTACAATATTGCCATTTCTCTTAGCTACTAAGATATCAAGCATCCCCATTTTTTCAATACTTTCATACGTTGCAAGATTTGGATTGTGGTCTGGGACTGAACTGCATTTAGACTCCATTTGATACTCTTCAAGTAGTAACTGAACTGACCTATCCTCGAGTAATTGCCTTACTGGAATAGCCTCTATAGTGAGTTGCATACTGTATCCTAATTCATTATATTCTTTAAATTATACCGAATTAATGCTAATTTTCGCTCATATTCATTGATTTTCTCTGATAATTGCTGTATTTTATCAGAATTTTCAATAAATGCAATATATATCTGCTCTTTAGTCCAACTGTCAAATACTTCCTGTTGTTCATCTGTTAGCTTTAAATCCATCTATCTTTCCTCAAATTGAAATGTGTTTATACGTGTTTCTGTCTGTGGTCTTGTTGTGTGCTTTGCGTATCTGAGTGGGAATAGGAATGAAGCTAGGTATCCTAGTGCATCTATACCTCTGTTATCGTGTCCGTTCTTTTTATCTGGCATCCTGGTGTTCTCATCATACGATTGTTGTTCTAGTGCCTTGGTGAGTTGTGGACATGATACTGTATTAACAAAGCATCTTCTAAGTCCGTCTGAATTTGAAAATAAGGTATTGAGTCCGTTGACTCTATCCATGACTGCTGGATTCTTTGAGTTAGCACGTACTGTTAGTCCTGCCTGCCTAAGCAGTTTTATATCTGATTCACTTGCATTGACTGACTTTCGTGCATTACCTGCAGCATCCGGATAAACAAATACTTTCCTTGTAGGATATGCCTCTTCTATTGCAGAAACAAGCTCAGGTGTATCAAATAAGCCTATAAACTCATTGACTGCATAAACCCTCTGATCTTTTACTAAACAAGCTATTGCACTCATAGCACCCACGTTAAAGTCAATCCCTATGTGAATATCACTTCTTTCATCGTCTACTGTACTTGTATCATTCATGGTTCTGTCAAATTGTGTATATACTGTACCACTTGTAAGGTTTGTGAACTCACCGTTAATATAAGCATCTATAAGTTCAGCAGGGTATTGTGATCTCATTGTGTCTATGTAGTCTTGTGGCAAATGATAGTTGTCTGTGGTTTTGGCTCTGATAAGTGACTTCTCTTCACTGTCTTCTTCTACAAAGATTTTATACATTGCCCTGTATCCCTCTGGTGTAGATACGATTACCATTTGTCTTACAGTACCAACCCTTATACGTCCTAGTAGCTTAATATACGCATTGTATGCTAGTTCTGCCTTAGCTGTATCGAACTCATCCATAATGACCCATGCAGCATTGATCCCGATAAGTCTTTCGTATGACTCCATTGACTTACAAATAATTCTAGTATCTACTCCATCTATGTTACAATGGAATACAGAATCTGCTGCTTTATACTCATATGGTACTTCAAAGAATTCTAGTGCTAGTTTTATTTCAGGGATAAGGATTTGATTAAGTAGTGGGAAGTTTGGTTCTGTGACTATACCATCGCAACCAGGATTAACTTGTGCAAGCCTTACTGCTTTACGAGCCACTGCAAATGTTTTACCTGCTCCAAAGCCTGATACCATACCAAGTATTTTACTCTCTGTGTTTTCAAGTAGTTGAAATTGGTGTGGCAGTAACTTTAAGACTTTCTTCATTCATTCTTATCCATGACTATCTCTATGCGATGTGTTTGATCTTTACTGTCCACAGTATGCTCTTGTTCAACTTTATCTTTCCACCCGAAGTTGTTTTTGAGGTTAAATATTGTGCCTGCTACTGAATTTCCTTGCAAGTTTTCCTCCCACCAAAGCTCTACTCTGTCGCGTGCTCTTTTTATAGTGCCAAAATACACTTCCTCTTTTGAGTAGTTAAGTAATGTCTGTCTATTCATATCTAAGTAGTATGCGAGTCCACTCATTGTATATGGTTTTTCTCTTATCTCTGTCTCTTCGAAATATGCCTCAATAGCTTTTTCTAGCTCTTCTACTGAATCAAACTTTCTTGGTCTTCCTCCTGGCATCATAGATCCTTTATTTTGGTTTTGTATTTGATTATTATATCATGTAATTCATCTATTGTGTAACTCTTTGTTGTTTTGGTGTCTAATGCTTTAAATCTGTCTATGCCTATCTTGCTGATTAGATGATCTTTATATGCTACTAAATTACCTGATTTATGGTTATTGCATATTGAGCATTGCTTGTGGCAGTTATCCTCATTAAACCTTAGGTTGCCATTTCCACCGACTGTATGATAGTGCCCTGCGTGCATTTGTCTATCCGTATTGCCACAGCTAATACATGGCAAGTCTTTATCTCTCTCTCTTATGTACTTATTGAACACTCTTTGAGCTTCTTTTGTTAGCCATGACTTATCTTGCTGGTTAAACTCTTTCAGGTTGCGTCTTGCTTCTTTGGCTTTTCTTTTGGCTGTGACTTCTGCTTGGTACTGTATCGCACACAAATAATCATGGCATTTATGTTGCATATTGCGTGGAGTGAAAAACTCTTCACATTTTGAGTAAGCACATTTTTTCTGTTTAGCCATTAATCCAAACCCATATCCGATATTTCGCCATTTTCAACAATTGCATCACGAGTTGATGGTCTTGCAAGTTTTGCTTCACAGGCTTC